AGAAGTAAAGATATTATAGCGCAATTTGATATTAACATGATCCCTAAAAAATGGGATATGGATAAATTCATGTATTACGTTGAAGGTACGGGTATTGCTTGGGTAGATTACAACAAAGAAGGAATACAACTCAACCCACAGCATCAATCCGTGCTGGATATGTCTATTAAAACAATAGAACAATATATTGCTTTGTTAGAATCTATTATGCAGGAATGGGAAAAACTTGCAGGAGTAAATAGACAAAGACAAGGACAAATAGGAAGTTATGATGGTAAAGCTGCAAGTCAGCAAGCTATTGTACAATCATCTCATATTACTGAGGATTTATTTAGAAAATTTAATAGAATGGAACAAAGAGATCTTCAAGCATTATTAGATTATTCTAAAGAAGCATGGTTAACTGGTAAAAAATCTATGTATGTTATGCCTGACGGTACAACAGACTTTTTAGATTTAAGTAGTATGGAACATATGGAGTCTGAGTACGGAATCTTTTTATCTGATTCTGGTAAAGATCAAGATAAACTAGAAAGCTTAAAAGCTCTTTCTCAATCTATGGTTCAGAATGGAGTACCTGCTTCAACAATTGCAGAAATGTTTGATTCAGATAGTTTCTCTCAAATTAAATTAAAAATAGCTTCTGCAGAAAAAGCTCAACAAGAATTAGAGCAACAACAGCAACAGGCTCAACAGGCGGCTCAAGAAGCACAGATACAACAAGAGCAAGATAGAATGGAAAGAGAAGATATGAATAAAGAGAAAGATAGAGAAACACAAATCAAAGTTGCTATGATTCATGCTCAAGATAATAATAGTAATGCTCAATTAAACCTTGAAAAAGGTATGAGAGAATTAGATCTTAAAGAAAGAGAACTGTCAATAAAAGAAAGTGAGAGTAGAGAAAAGACTAGATCTAATAAAGCTCAAGAGTCAAATAAAAAACAAGAAACAAAAGTAAAAGAAAAAGCAGCTAAAAATAAAAAATCTGATAGCAAATAATGGAGTCTAGTCAGTATATGGAAATATTAAAGCAAGCAATTGCTAATGACTATAAAGGATCTGTTTCAGATTTATTCCGTAAAGCTGAACAGCAAGAGCTTATGCAATCTCTTCAGCAAGAACAACCTCAACAAATGGCAACTGGAGGTTATGTAGAAGGAGCTGCTGATCTCACTCAAACAATGGGTGTAAAAGGATTAATAAAAAAAGGTGTAAGTAAAGCAACTAATTTATTAGGATTTGCAAGTAAAGGTTTAAAACCTTTTATGGGAGTAGCTGGATTAATTGATCCTACCAAAGATGCTAGTGATATGCCAGCAATGTGGGGTACAGGGGCAGCAGGTGACCCATATAGTACTGAAGCACTTATAGGAGGTACTAATAGAGTATATAAATCTGGAGGTTTAGTTCAATCTTATCAATCAACACCTCCTAGTATGACTAATTTACCAATTGGAAGAGAAATTGATCCAGTTGAAGAAAATTTAGGACAATATAAAAAAGGTGGTTATTATGATGATTTAAAACCATTTGATGAATTCTATAAAGCTAAAGCAAAAGCTAAAAAAAATAAGAAAAAGACTTTTACGTTTGAGGGCACTGTTTATAGTACCTCTACTGAAAAACCTGTTGATTCTGGATTAAATGTTAAATTAAAACATGGAGGACTTCATCCTACTCCTCAAGATGCAGGTATAAAAAAAGAAGAGGAAGGATATGGAGATAGAGGCATTCCTTATAAATCAAATATTCCAATGGATAGTCTTTTAAATAGGCAATTATTTACTGAGTCAAGTTTTAATCCAAAAGCAGTAAGTCCTGCTAACGCAATAGGATTATCTCAAATTACTGAACAGACTTTTGAGTATATGCAAGGTAGAGGATGGGTTCCAGAAGGAGCTAAGTTTCAAGATTTGAAAACTAATACAGATTTATCTATTGATTTACAGCAAAAGTATATGGAAGATCTAATGAATAGACCTTGGAATAGTCAAGAAAAATCTGCAAATGAAACTGTAAGACGAGCAAAAGCATTAGCTGCTTATAATATGGGGCCTCCAAAATTAGTTAATACTTTAAATAAAATGAAAGATGATGGCTATGATATATATTCAGGTTTAGATTGGATTAAAGATTTACCTAAGTATCATAGAACTAAAACAAATAAACCTATATATGAATCAAAAAATTATGTAAATAAAATTTTATTTCAAGGTGATAAAACATTTGAAGAGGGTTATAAGAAAAAATATGAAGAAGTAGGAAAGTCTTATATGAAGCACGGAGGAATGTATAAAGCTAAAGATATATTACAATATAAAAATGGAGGAGAAAAAGTAACTATTGATCCTAATGTTATAGCTAATATACCGCCTCATTTATTAAAAGTATCTCAAGAAAGTCAAGGTAAACAAGGTACTATAAAACCAACTGATACTAGTATTAGAAATAAAATATATCAAGGTATCAAAGATCTTGAGCATTTTAGTTTAGCACCAGGAGGCAAGACTAAAACTGTATCAGATGATGATATAAGTGCTATGAATTTTGCTCCTATTTCAGGAGAAATCATAGATGCTAAAAATGTTGTTAAAAATGTAGCAACAGGAGATTACGGAGAAGCAGCTTTACATAGTGCAGGACTTCTATTACCATTTGTTCCTGGTGGACTCGTTAAAAAAGGTTATCAAAAAGTAAAAGACTTGATTAAAGGTTCTTCAAAAAAACCTTCTGATTTTAAAAATGTAAATATTATTACTAAGTCTAAACCTTCTGGGAAAAACACAGATTTAATAGAAGATCCGCATTCACTATATAGAGTGGTAGATGTTCCATTTGGTTCAAAGATAGATGAAGTAACTAAAGCTGCAGAATATGGTACAACAATACCAAAAG